GTTAAGCGCATCTGCAATTTTCTGTGCACCTTGAAAGGCTAAATCGCCTAAAGCATCAGGCAGCCCGTTCCACAGCGCAATAATGGCGTCGCGGGCAAAATGGAAGGTATTTACGATGCTACTGCCCACCAATTCAAGCCCGGAAAGTATACCGTTAGAAACACGAGCAAACAGTGTGCCAAGCCCGCTAATGGCAGGCCCGGCAACCGACATAGCGCCAGCCGCAAGCTCTTGCATGGTGGCCATGAAAATATCGCCAAAGCCAACCGTTACATCAGACGCCGCGTTAATCTCATTGCGCAACCCAAAGGCAGCAGCACCGAGTGCAACCGTTGCTGCAATCGCCACAGGGTGCGCGCGGGCAAAGCCTAGCACCGAACTAGCTGCCTCTTTGAACGCACCAGCAACACCGCCCTGCCCCGCATAAAGGCCCGCGATCTGGCCACCCTGTTGGATGGCAACCATCATTGGCGGCATACCCAAGGCAAGGGATTGTGCAACGTCCAAAGACTGCACCGCAAGCTGGCGTTGCCGGAAAGCAGCAGCACCAGACACGCGCACAAGGGTTGTTTGCGCCGCCGCTTGAGCACGTGTTGCAGCAGCCGCGCCGCGCGTCTCAGCCTCTAGCCGATCCGTTGCACCGGCCAGTTGGTTGGTTGCGCCTTCGGCACGCTTTGACGATGTGGCGAGTTTATCCAGATCGCCCTTGGCTTGGCGTACCTGATTAGAACGAACCTCAAGGCCCAGAACGGCTAAAGCTGTCATGTTTATGCCTTCCCTGCCATTGCCTTGAATAGCGCCGGGGTCATTGGCTCACTGGCCACTTTGCGCCGGTCTTTTGGGTCTTGCGCCATGTAATCGAGATAGGCGTTATCCATTGAACGGATGCACCACAGAAAATCACGGGCCTCATCTTCAAGCCCGTTGGCCGCGATCCACTGTGCGATTGCACTGTGTGGAATGGGGCCAAGCGACATACCTATTTGGCGTTCTGTTGAGAGTTCGCAAAAGGCAGCAAACCAGTCCTCATAACCCGGCATAATGTCGGGCGATCTATTGGAAAGATGCTGGCTTACTGCTTTGGCGAGTTTTTTGCCGCTTGCTCCGGGTTGCGCGCGGCCATATCGACACGTTGCGCAGCCTGCATAACGGCTGTGTTAAAGTGGGCAAAATCAAGATCGGTTAGCCAAGTGCGCGCTAGTTCGGCATCATACTTGAGCGGCTTGCCATCTTTATCAATGCCATCCCAATCCAGCAAAACGGCATCAGCCAGGGCATCGCCAAGAGCTTCATAAGCGTCCAATTCATCCGGCGCTCCGTCTTTCTTGCGCTTGTGGATTGGGATGGCGCGGACGCGCTTTGCATGGGCCGAATTGTAGGCCATGGATTGCATACCGCGAACCTTAAAGCGCACGCCGGGGAACTCAGGCAGGTCATCGACCCATTCACCATCCTCGACGCGCTTTGCATCGCGCTTAAACTGACTAATATCCATTAGTCACCCGTTGCTGCGATGGTTTCGAGGACATTGGTGTTAATTTCCAACGTGCTTGAAAGCATGTTAATGGAGTTTGCACCGCCTCCAGTTGTGGGAGCCGATACAACTAGAGCAAGGAACTCGTGCTTGGTTGGCGTTGGGCTAGAACCCGATGCAGGCTCATCATCCCATTCAATTTTGAACGGGTAATTGTCGTTTGTCTTTTCCGCCGCGATCAAGGCAACCTGCCCTGCGTCGTCTGTCATTCGGGCGAAGTTGTTTTCCATCGAACCGGCGTTGCGTGTGCCTTTTTGCTTCACATCACGACCGCGATTGATAAGCTGTGTGGTGATAACCTCGGCAGCATCGCCAAAGCCGCCCATGGTTTCCCAGCCGTCAATCTCAGTCCATGTGACGCTTGAGAATGTTGAGCTGGTAACATCAGCGGAAGGCAGGGCGATTGCCGCGCCGCCAATATAGAGTTTGGCACCCGCCACGGGGTAAAGATCGGACATTTAAGCCTCCTGTCAGGGGTAAACGATGTATGGGATCGACACGGGTATCTGCACCCAAGCGCCGTCTTGAATGTCCGGCCCTACGTCCGGCTCATCATCAATGCGGATCGTGATTGAACCGCTTGTGATCTTTGTGCCACGTGCAAACGCATCGCGGATGGTGCCAACCGTTTCGCTTGCGGCAACGATGCCCTTGTTTTCAGGGACAAACACCGATGCTTGCAGAATGCCGCGCCGGATTGGCTCGTTGCCAAAGCGGATGCGCGGGTTGGTTGGCGTGTTCTTGAGGATGGAAAAGCGCACATAACCGGTTGAATTATCCAGCGGATCAAAGGCAGTGTTGGGCCAAGCCTTTTCAAATCCGGTTGGCAGGCTTACGCTTGCCGCTTCTGATAAAAGAGCATCAACGATAACCGCCTCTATGTGAGTTGCCATGCGCTACGCCCTTGCTTTGATATTGATGGCCGCACCGGCCTTTGCCCAAGAGCAAACCGTAGAAGACCCGAAATTTCGGGCTGGCGTTTCTATTGGCGCGGCTGTCCTATGCCAAACAAACGACGATGAATTGATCATGGAAGCTGCTCAAGGATGGCTTGACGAGGCCGGACACACTGAAAACACCGCTGCCGAATTATGGGCGATGGTTGAAGGCGGATCCGCTGATAGTGAAGAATTAGAACCCTTGGCCGAACAAATGGCGCAGGGGTTGGCCTGCCTGATTGTTGAACAAATCGAAGCCGACTACATTGACTGATCTTGACCGCGCCGGGCTGATCGAACTGTTGCAGCGGCATTACCGCGAAATAGACGCACAAAAGCCCGCTGATAGGGTTGTGGAAGCCGCCTTAGCCGCAGAACGCGATAGGCTAGAAAAGATGATACAAACCTTGTTGTTTGCTATGAGCCGCGAACCGCAGAAACCGCGAGATTGACGTTTACTTGCCAGTTTTGCGCCGCCAAACGGACCATGCCGCGCCCCGGCCTTCCGTTGGCACCATATTCAACATGGCCCGCATAATTGGCTGAGAATGTGCCGTAGACCGTTTCGCCGTATTCAACACCAGCAATGATGAAGTCGAAAGGCTCCGGTTGAAAGCGCTGCTTATTGGGGTTTGATCGGTTTAGCTGTTGTGGTGCGTTTAGCGTTACGCGGAATGAATTGATGAGAAAACCCAAATCAATCGGCGTGTTATTTTGTACGTCCTCAAACGTGTATTCGATGGCCGTGCGGTAAACCGCATCCATCCGCTCTTGGCTTTCTTTAGCCCACTTATCGACCGTCGCGCTAAAGGTTTGAGCCATAATCCACCCTTACCCGCAAAGCACAGCGGCAGTTAATCACTTCCTTGGCACCGCCTTGCGGATCGCCGGGATAACGCAACCGCGCACCCGTTAAAGGCGATACAAACGGCTCATCAATCCCGGTGCTTTCACCGTGCAGCGTTGCGTGGCTATCGCGTGTGCGCCCGTCAAACGTAGCGCGCCAAACCAGCCGAATGGCCGACCGTGGCACCCGGCCCGATGCCGCAAGCTGCCTTGCTGCTTCGTACTGCGCAGCCCTTAGGCCCGTGAGGGTTTCAGTCCTTGCAATCGTTTCACCGCGTAGCTGCAACAGCCTGTCGCTGTAGCGGCCTGATATGCGCTCAATCTCTTGGCGGGTTAGCGCCCGGCCTTCACGTTCTGCACGCCGTATCGTTGCGTCAAAGCGCCTGTCACGGCGCTCGCGCTGGAAATAGGCCCCATATTGGCCCTCAGCAAGCTCCCTGCGGGCATTTGCTATGTAGCGCTCTTGCGGTGCCGAAAGGCCAACAATGCCACCAGAGCGGCGCTGTGTGCGTCTATCGACACGCCCAACAATATCCAAAGCCGTTGTGCGCGGGCTGTCGCCTTCTGACAGGCGTTCCTGCATGGCTTGGCGGATGGCCTCGCGCTGGTCGTCAACGATGCGCGTGACCAGTTGGCTTGAATGCTCCCGAATGAATCGTTCAGCCTCTAAATCGCGTGCGTTGAACCGTATGGTAAAACGTTGCCCGGTTTGATCCCGAACAACACCTAATTCATCCAGAGCCGCCGCGCCGCCGTCGCTGTAGGCTTTGGCTAATTCGTCTTCGAACTCGCGGTAGGCTTCCCGGTTGATCTCCAGCGCGTCAATCGCCGCCTGCACGTCACCGCGCTCTAGCGCTTCTGCAATCTGCCTGATTTGTGCCGCGTTGCGTATCTCATCCACACCAGCAAGAAAGGCTTTCCGAAAGCGCGGCTCAAACCGCTGCGCCAGTTCGTCGATCGTCACTTGCGACACCGGGCTTCGTAATAAACCACCGCGCCGCCTGGGTTTAGCTCACGCACGTCCAACACGCTGTATTTTGTGCCGCCAATCGTCACCTTGTGCGCCACGTCCAGCGCAACCGTCATGGCCTCGGTGGAAAACACCACCTTTTTATCGCTCGCCTTGATTAGCGTGCCGTCAATCTCGCGTGTGCGGTAATTGAGCACCGCTGCCGTCAAGGTGGGCGCTGGGTCTAATTCAGTCTGTGTCGGGTTCCAAGCATCGCCAGTGTTGGCAATGACGTGTTGCGTTACAGTCTGCCCAAAGCGTTCAATTAGCCGCTTAGCCAGCGCCTCTGCCTTGGCATAGTCAAAGCGTGCCATTAGGCGCGCACCAAGCTACCAGAACCGAACGAGCCGTTGACGGTGGAACCGCCGTTGATCAATTCACCAAGCCAGTTGGTGATTTGCGGGTATTGCGCCTGCAACGCTGCGCTGTCCATGTACTCAACAGCCAGTTCGCCGACGCGTTCAGACTTCACCGCACGTTCAAGCGGCGCTTCTAGATCAGTGCCAGCGGCGAATAGCTTTGCAGCCTCAAATTGTGCGTTCTTCAATTCAACCGGGATAATGTCGGCCTCGATTGAATAACCATCACTGTCGATTGCATAGGAACGCGGCCAAGCCCTCGCCTGGTCCCGATCAACACGCTGCCCACGCCACTTGCCCCGATATACACCATCGAGATATGTAGCGGCCTTGCGCAGCGCTTGTGCCTTAACCGTATCGTCTGCGCCCCATGCAGCAGATTGGCGGGCGGCGAAATAAGCATCCGCCTCAGCCAGCGTGCCATAAGTGTCAGCCGATGAACCAGCAACCGTTGCATCTAGCGCCATGCTAACCCGCCCCTGCCATTAAGCGCTTGAACTCACCAATGAGCGTTTCACGCTTGGCACGCCCGCCAAATGGCTTGCCTGTCTTTTCCTTGATAATGTCGCGCAGTTGGCTATCGCTGAAGTCATCAACGGGCGTCATCGCCATATCGACAGGCGCAATCACTTCCGCTTTGACGGCTTGGGCTTGCCCTTTTTTGACGATGCGGCGACCTTTCGGGGCTGTTTCGTCTTGTACGATTTCATAGTCATCACCTACGTTCATGATTTGGCCTTTCGACTGCAAATAATGCAATTATTTTTCATTTACCGCTTGACCGCGTGCAAGAATGTTGTATGGTTAGTTATCAACCAAGGAGACAGACAAATGACTTACAACCAGTTCAAATCAGAAGTTGACGCCGCAATCGCAGCAATCATAGCCGCTTCCAATGGCTCTTTGAAAGACATGCCAAACGTTAATTACAGCATTAAGGCGTGCGAAGCGGCTGCCGAAATTACAGGCGCAAACCCAACTCTTGCCAAAATGTTTAACCGCAAGTTTCGCGCCGATGCCGCCGCCCTTATGTTCGAAAGGGCGGCATAATGAGCGGGCACACATATGGCGACCATGAACCAACACAAAAGTGCCCTTATTGTGGCTATGAGTGCCGCGCCGATTATGTAGACATTGGCGTTGGAATGCAGCAGTGCGGTCCATTTGCGTGCGACAACTGCCACGCCAGCCAAATCGGCCCTTACGATGAGCCAAGGCAATTAAGCGCCGAAGAAATCAAAATAGGATGGTATGCCCCACTTTCGCAACCCGGCTCGACAGCTAACGTCATAAATGGCCGCGTTGTCAGCCATGTAATCGCTCGGGCAACGTACCAAAAAGAGTTTAAGGGCAACCCACTTTGGCATGACCAAGAATACGTTAAACGCTGGTGGGATAAACACAGGAAAACAAAATGACTGCAAACCAATTCCATCACTGGCTCGCGGCAATGAAAGCTGCGGGCCTAGCCAAGTCAGACGCCGAATGTGGTCGCCTGCTAGGAAGAACCGCAACACAGATTGTCACCTACAAGCGCAAGGGATGCGATAGGGCCATTGCCCTTGCGTGTGCTGCATTGCTTGCGGGGTTAGAGATTTATCAGGGTTCGCCCAATTAGTGACCGGGGCAGCGTAACCCGCCCCGGCTGCTAATGGGGTCATCCCATTAGGATGGCAATATGTTCTGGCTGCACAGCCTTGAAGCCCCAAGCAAGGTGGAGTTCCCAAGTGCGCTGACCGTACTGGCTGATGTCCAGCATCAGATAGGTCATGCCCATGCCGTCCGAAACCAGCATCTGCTGGATAGTCGGGTTGGCAGGCATCAGAGGTGGGCGCATAACACCCACAACCGCACCACGATCAAAAGCCATGTTCGGCGTGTAGGTGTTGCCGATGGTCATTTCCGTGGCATCCGCCAAAGTGGCCGCAAGTCCCGGCTTGCCGATGACTGCGGTACCAGATGCAGCGGTAAAGCCAGAGTTCACAACATACTTTGTGCTGTCGCCTGCGAAGGTGACGACATCACCAGCGAGAAGCGACCCGCCGTCGCCACCGTCAAGCGCGATGGACGTTTCACCGATTGCCTCGCCGCCCGCCGCATCGAGGCCGGTTGCTGTGCCCTTGGTGTGAACGTCGATGCCTGCCGACTGGCGAAGCTCAAAGCCATACTGGCGACCAACAAAGCCCGAACGACGCTCACCATCGGAACCCGCAGTGTCTGCTGACTGAACAACGCCCAATTTAAGCAGGTTGGCTTCCGAAGTGGTATCCATAACAAACTGTAGATCGGCCAAAGGCGCGCCGTTGTCACGAAGCACCTTGCGAGCATCAGCAAGCGGGTTAAGGTTGGTAGCAAACGGGTTTGTGCCTGCGGTACCAACAGCATAAGATGCGCCGGTATAGATAGCGGTTGCCGCATCGACTTCGGCCTCGTTGCGAAGGGTACGCATACCCTGTGCGACAAGCTGGCGGATCCACTCGGCGGAGGTTGCGCCGTTGTCTAGGGAGCGCTGCTGCTCGCCGGTCAGGTGCCAAGAAACCTTGCGGCTTTTGCTGATCTGCACTTCCACATCAGAGGCGGTGGCATCAGCGCCAGTTGCCGAAACGTTGGAAGGCGTGAAGTCCGCAGCCGCACGGGTTGGTGCGACGGGAACCTTAACGACATCGCCCTTGGCAACGGCCTTGTCATCAAAGGAAGTGTTGATTGCGTCCACCGCGCCAAACGGCTCAGCGGAAACAGTCTGTGCAGCCGAAAACAAAATCGGCTGAAGGGTGGTCAGGGTGTTAGCCATGATAGGCTCCTATGGTAGCGGTCAATCGGTGACCTGAACGTTGGGATTGGCCTGGAAGTAAGCGGCCTTCTGTGCAGTGGTCATGCCTTCCAGAGCGGATGCTTTGACCACTTGAGATGCAGTGCTTCCCGCACTGTTGCCGCCCGGTGGCGTCCCGCTACCCGGCTTGGTTGTCGCCTTGAAGAGCGACGGGTATTTCTCCGATGCACTGGCAACCAGATCGGCAAACGTGGCGTCTCGCCCGTCCTTTGCCAGCATTGGCGATCCATCAGCATCGAAAATCTTAACGACGCGCTTGTCGCCGTCCTGCTCAATCTTTGCGCGGCTTTTGAGGATGTCAGGCAGCAGCGATGCGCCTTCTTCACTCACGCCCGCTTCCATCAGGGCAGACTTGAGGCCGCTTTCAACGCGGGCTTCGTGTTCACTTGCCGCAATGGCTTTTATTTGCTCTTGCAGCTTGGTTAATTCGCCTGTGTGTTGCTCTGTGAGCTTGGTACGCAAAGCATCGAAATCGCCAGCCTTTCGGGCTGCTTCTTCTTCTGCCTTTTCGCGTGCCGTTTTCAGTTCGGCAATTTCCTCTGGCGACATGCCTAGACCTGCATAGGCTTTGGCTGTCTTTTCCAACTCGCGGGCGCGTTCGCGTTCTTTCTGCAAGGCGCTCTTGAGGGCTGTTGTGTCTTCTTGCTGGCGTGCATCATCGTCGCCAGACTGGTTGTCTTGCGTTTCATCAGTCATTTTTAAGCATCCCGCTTAGTTTGGTGGCGTCACGCCAGGGGAAGGCGGCAAAGCATCACGCAATGCAGCCTCGTTGTCGCCGGGTTCGCTTAGAAGCCTGTCAGCCTCGTCTTCCGGCGTAATGTCGTCTGAGATAAACCCACGACGAACAAACTCATTGATAACCGTCTCAGCGCTAAGCAGGCCCGCCTGCCATGCGTTCAGCAATCCGGCAATGTCAGCAGCGCCGCGCGCTGTAATGCCAAAATCCTTATTGATGATAACGCTAGGCTCTTGGCCTGTAGCGCCGCCAAGTTCAGCCATGAAAGCCAAGGCGTTTTCCATTGCATCCTTGAGCGCATCAGCCATGCGGCCTAAACGGCTGTTCTCTTTAACATCGTCGCGCACTTCGCCAGTTGCGGTTTGCGCTGGCTCGGCCTGGAGTAGCTGCAAGCCCATCGCCTGCATCTGAAACTCAAGTTCTTTCAAGTCATCCTTGCCGGATGTGATAGCCGCGCCGCTGTGCTCGACATACTCCAACCGCGCCTGTGGATCGCTTGCCCGCATGAAGGCGTTAGCACCAACCACCAGTTCAATGTCTTCTGCAACGCCGCTCGCAAACAGGATCGGCACACGCGCAACGTGCAGGATGTTGCGTTGATCGCTGGATGACTGCCAATGCGTAATATTCAGATCGGCCAAATCCATCAAAGGCGGTTGGCCGCACATAAAGCCCGTTTGGTTTAGGTAAACAGGCGCAACCGGGATGGCTTCAATGCCGCGCAAGCCTTCGCTGTTCTTGTACCATTCTTTTTTGTCGTTCTTGCGCCAGACTTCATATGAACCGGGCAACAGAACCTTGATTTGCTGCACCCGTTCGGTGTGGATGCCGTCATCTTCCTCTACCGTTTCATAGTAGCGGAACGAATTAAGCTTTAGCCCGTCTGGCGTGCTGATTTGCGTCCAGCCGATAACATCTTCGGCCTTGAGGTGAACTAGATAGGGTTGCCCCTGTGATGCGCGGGTTGCATCAGCTTCAACCGCTGGCGTGTCGGCCAGGATGTAGCTAACGCCTGCCTGTAAAGCATCCTGGAACACCGCAGCGGCAAAAACCGAGATATGCCGCCCCGTGGCGTCTATGTTCTCAGCCCATTGCCCAAACTGCGCCGAACCGCCTTCTAGGGTTAGTTCCTTGGCGAACACGCGGCCCGTCATGTCCTGCACAGTCTTGCGAAGGGCGTTGAATAAAACCGTGCGCTTTAGCCGTGCCTCGTATGCCGTTTCGCTTTCGCCCGCCTCCTTGGGCAGATATGTCTTGCCTTCATCGCGCATGGTCTTAGTGCCACCCATAACCGCGCGGATAGGCTTGGTCATTTCGCGCATGTATTCAGCATCAGGATGCGGCGTTGCGACGGTCTTTTCAATCGTCACAGGCTCAACTCCGTGCTTGTCATAGTGCTACGCTTGGCCAGCTCATTGAATGCCCTTGATGCCGCGTCTACCTGATCGTCAAACGCGCCGTTGGGAAACACGCTTAATTCATCAAAGAACGGCTCGTTCCAGTCGCCTTGCATCACGTCCACATTGCCCGCCTCTGCTTGCGCGGCTAATGGATCCGCGCGGGTGGCCTTGTCGCCACTTTCCGTTGAGGATCGGGCGTTAAACCCTGCCAGGTCGCGCACGATGCTTTGAGCTTGATCCTTGCCCGCTTGGCCGGGGTCTTGTGGTATGGAAACCATGCACTCTCTCCCGTCCTGCGATGCCGTGTTCTTGATCAAGGTGCGAACCGCGCCAGCCGCCAGTCTATCCCGCGCAACGTGACCGATGATAAAGCGCCCGTCCGGTTGCTTGCCTATCTTGACGCCCGCCGTGTAATCCGAAGCACTTTTAGTGCTTGCCGCCAAATCCCAACCGCGCACCCATTTAGTGCCAACCGGTGCAGCGCGCACCACGTTGAACCATGAGCGCTTGAACATGCCGCCTTCGCGTGGGGCCGGTCGCTGTTGAAGCTGCCCAGCCATTGCGTATGCGCCAAGTGTCTTTTCCAGTTCGCTTACCGACGCCTCATCGAAGCGATCAGGAAACATGAGTTCGCCGTCTTTTGTGCGCGGATCAGTCCAACCGATGCCTGTGGTGCAGCGGTTATCAGCTTCAAACCGCATGGGCACGCGCAAATGCGTGTAGGGCAAGCCTTGATCTAGGATGACGCCGCTTGTGTCGCGTTCGTTAAGGCGCTGCATGATAACGACGATGGCCGATCTATCGCTGTTGATGCGTGTCGGCAATGTCTCAGTGAAGGCAATCTTAGCCGCTTCCAACTTGGCGTCTGAATTGGCGTTGTCCGCGCTTATCGGATCGTCAAGAATAACTCGGTCACCACGAACGCCCGTCATGGACGTGAACGCCCGCGCTTGCCTGATACCCTTTTGGTCGTTACCGAACTCGCGCTTACCGTCCAGATCCGCCAGCAATTGAACCGGCCAATGCGCCTGGAACCATTCGGATTTAATCAAGTCACGACACTTGCGGCTGTCGCGGATTGCAAGCTGTTCTTCATGTGCAGTTCCAACGAACCGCATGTGTGCGAGGCCCTTGGGCCCCCATTCCCATGCTGGCCAGATAACCCCAACCAGCAGGCTTTTCATCGTACCAGGAGGCACGTTGATCAGCAGGCGCTTTATCCGCCCGTCTGTTACCGCTTCAAGGTGCTCGCAAATAGCATCTAGCACCCATCCCCATTTGAGTTCCGCCGATGGCTCAAGAACATGCCAAGCCCTTTTGGCAAAGTTGGCCAGGGAACGCTGGCAGAACTCGCGCTCGATAGCAGCAAAGTCAGCCCTCGTTAGATGTTGCATTCAGTAGCTCTTCCAGCGTCTCACTGGATAGCTTGGATGGGTCAAGTGTTACAGCTTGCTCAATAGGCCCGCCATCCTTGCCGGTGTGTTCTAGCGTCTGCTTTTCGCGCCAATCGTCTTGATATAGGTTCTTCATGGCAAAGATGATTGCAGTTGCATTGCCGCCGCCTTCGATAGCCATGCTGGCCAGCCGCTTTTCCCATGTGGCCTGCCCTTTGGCGCGTCCCTTTTTAATGGCGTCGAAAAAGTCAGGATGTGTATCCATCCAATTGTAAACGCTATCCCTGCAAACTCCGATCTCGCCAGCAAACGCGGTGAGCGAATAACCCTGCGCCAGGTACTCAACAGCTTCATTGCAATACGTGGGCTTGTAAGACGTTGGACGTCCCTTAGGCGCTGCCATCAACCTTAGCGGTGTGTGTCATGTCCGCTCCCTTGGTTGGCGGTTAGTCGTCAATCGAGCGTAGCAAAGCGTGCTTTGCGTGTTCGATCATGCCTAGCGTGGTGAAAGCGTCTTCAAGGTTTTGAGATAGACGCACAACCAACTCGCCATCTGTTGTCATACCGATAAGGCAAACGCTGGATAAGTCGCCAATGCTTTCTGCTAGGATACTGTCTGGATCATTAGAGGGTAGCTTGATGACGTTATCGCCTTGCATACTCACCTCATGAAAAAGCCCGCTGGGCGAACCATGCGGGCGAGTTGTTTGCATTTTCTGCAAAGAAGTATTGGAGCGGATTGCCGGAATTGAACCGACCTTCACAGCTTGGAAGGCTGTTACATCGCCTTGATGAAACCCGCGTGATACTGGTGGAGCGCGTCAGTACTGACCTGAACATTCTCGGTCAGCGTTGGTATGAAGGCCAACACGTACAGGGTAGCGACCCCCTTCCGAAGCAATCTTGCCAGACGCCCCTAATGTATTGCAGCGCCCCGGAAAGCATCGCGCCGAGCCTAGGTCGCTTAGAAGAGCATAGACCCGGTATGCTCCAAGGCTCAGACTGCAAAAAGGTTCAGGCGGGACGGCAAGCGCTTGCCTTTGCTGTGTCCGGGTTTCCAAGGTTATGGCCTATTCAGCCCCCGACCTCGATGTGCCGCATAGCGGTCATCCGTTTCGCGACACAGCCGCCTGAATTGGTATCGCACAGGCCGGACTTAAGTGGCTTGCCTTACACTGGGAGCGACCCAGCAGCGCTGTGCGAATTGAATGCCCCGTTATTTAGCCCCACGCGACGGAACAGCGCGATAACTGGCCAAGCCAGTCTCGTTTGCGCATAGGCGCAATTTGCAGGCCCCTAAGGGAATTGAACCCTTCACCGCTGGCTAGCCTAAGAAGCGGCGCGTCCATCACGGAGCCATAAACTTTCATTGCGCAGCACTAGACCCACTTAACGCGGCTAGGCCCTTAGGGCTTGGCCGGTGGTCACGCTATGCGGGCGGCTCCACGTCTTATCCGCCATCTCAGACGGGCCTTGAAATCAAGGCGGCTGCCGTTCCGTTTCGCAATGACCTCAAAATGCATCTATTGATGCAAGGTTGTCAAGCCCAACCTCTACCGGCGGGAAGCTTTTCCCGGCAATTGAGAGTATGACCATCGCGGTCTTCCCCCTGATCTCGGTAACTTGGCCTGTTTGGTTGTTGAAGGAACCGCGCAAAATCTCCACGCGCTGACCTTCCGCAAACTCCTTATTGCTAACCATGTGGCGCTGCTCGATGGGGGCCATACGGTTTGCATTGCGCCAGACAAATTGCGTGACTTGCCGGTGCGGTACTTCCATGGGATTGCCATTGATACCAACCACGCCATTGATGCAGCGAATGCGGAACACCGATAGCCAGTCGGGTTCGCGGTCTTGAAAGCCAACAAAGAGGTATCGGACAGCAAGAGGTCGCCACACTTCACGCTTGGTCTTGGCGTATTTGTTTGAACGGCGATACCGGCTTTCACGTGGGTACAAAACTGCCTTACCCTGCCGCTCAAGAATGAGCGTTGCGGCCATCTCTTTTTGAGGCGCGACCCTAACAATGAACCACCGAAGATTAGCGTAGCGCTGATCGCTCAAATCTCCGTTGGCTTTCCCTAAGCGGGTAAGCTGGCCTTCTCGTTCTTCTGGCGGGTCACCGCGATAGGCGTAGTCCACCAATTCATCGGCTTCTCCGCTCTCATCCGCCATAGGCTCTCTACGGGCCGTCTTGCTCATGTGTCAGGGCCTTTAGGTTGGGGGAGATGTGCCCATTTTAAGGGTATTACGGTGTCAAGGCATTGCTCGCCACGTCCGCTAGGGCCTGCCCCATAAATGGCCCACCGACCTGATCCGCTTGGCTCCCAAAAAACACAAACTCTGCGCGGATTGCCCCGCCACCCTTCACGCTCAGCCAAGACTAGAATATGCGTCCCATCCCGTGGCGCTGCATCCATGTCATCTGACCACATGGCGTCTAGGGCTGCTTGGATGGCGGCAGACATGCAAGCGGTCATACTCATGCTGTCGCAGTCATTGTACGCGATGCAAGCAGATTCAATCATCTCTGGTGTGGGTGTCATGGGGTGGCCTCCTAAAATGGTATCGTGTCCGACATATCGTCATCTGGCGCTGTGTTTGCGTCACGTGACGGTTGCCCGCCCTGGCCCTCTGAGCGCCCGTCCAGCATGGTGAGTTCGCCGCGATACTTCTGCAAAACGATCTCGGTTGAGTACCGATCCGCCCCAGTTTGATCTTGCCATTTTCTGGTCTGCAACTGGCCTTCCAGGTACAGGTTTGACCCTTTTTTCAGGTATCGCTCTGCAACATCAGCCAAGCGCTCGTTGAAGATTACAACCCGGTTCCATTCCGTGCGCTCTTGCCGTTCGCCGTTCTTGTCTTTCCAGGTTTCAGAAGTGGCGACAGAAAGGTTGACCAGCTTTTGCCCGCTTTGCAGCGTTTTTACGTCTGGATCGGCACCCAACCGGCCGACCAAAATTACCTTGTTCACAGAACCAGCCATTAGGATGCCTCCGCTTCGATGCGGTCAATCTCAGCCCGCGCCTGTTCCGGCGAGTATTGATGCTTGGTGTGAAGTTGAAACACTCGATTGATGATAAATAGAAGCCAGAAACAGCCGCCAAGCCATTGCAGTGGCGCGCTATCCACCCACCATCCAAGCATCACAAATCCGGTTAAAACCATGAAGCTCATGGCGTCACGGGCAATCGACTTCCAAAGCGTGTCATCAACGACAACGATAATGGGTTTATCAGCCATGCTATACGGCCTCCTGTGTGGTGAGTTTTGCGAAGTGCGCGCGGGCCTTTAAGGCGGGTTCGGCGCACCCGCTAACGCTTTTGAAGAACAGGGACTTGGTGCCATCAGGCGCGTAAAACTGCACCGGAACCTTTGGCGCGCTACCACGGTCCAATGCGGCCAATGCCCACGCACTTTCCGGGTTTTTGCTTTTGACCGTTACGCCATGGCCAGTTGCTTCCCATACCTCACCAGAGGGCGTGCGGTGTGAAACGCTAAGCGCTACCTCGTAAGTCATGATGCAGCCTTTGTGGTGTGGACGGGTTTCGGGCCTTCCATGGCGGCAATGCGCTGGATGAGGCTTTGAGCGTAGGCTTGGCCGTGCTCGCTTTTGGCAAGCGCTTCATCAGCCTGTAAAATCTCAAGTTCTTCCTTGAGGTGCTCGACATTTGCGACCGGCGGCGTGGGATCGGGCTTGAAAGGTAGCGGGCCGCGCTCTGCCTGGGTTGGCGGCTTTTCGTAACTTGGCAGCTTGATAACCCTTGCGCCCTCTTTGGGTTTTGGGTTTTCCGCCGCGGACAAAAGCTCTTGCCGCGGTTTCAGTAGCCGCTCGCACTCAGCGCGCAAATCTGCCCAAGTTGGGAAAAAATGCCATGCCTTGGAAAGCAACGCGGCCTTTGCAATATCCGCGGGATATTCGGCCAGCCGGTCGGTGTACGCCTTGAGGCGCAAAGCACCGCTAAAATCATCATCGGCTCGCCTCGCTGTGATCACCGATAGTTCGGCAAGCCACACCTCGATTTTGCCATCATCCGCGGGTGCAAAGAAGCCTTGAAGTCGCTTAGATTGCTCTTCCGTAAGCGCTACGCCGCGGCACTCGGTGCCAGCATGCACACGCCGGAAGCCTCCCTCCTTGGGATACTCAAGGCGATGATTGTCGTGCACTTGCATTCCGAACTGCTGCACCAATGAAACCATCTGCTTGTGCGTTTCGTCCGGCTTGCGCTCCGCCAGCCATGCCGCGGCCACCTCGCGGTTTTCGATCATCGGTGTGACGGCGAACCCAATTTCGCCAAGTGGCTGCCCAATCGAGCTTTCGCCCCTTTTCGCCTTTGACGTTAGGCCAGTAATCTCGGAATCTGTCGGCTTCACGGTGTGCCTCTTGTTCGGTTAGGCCCTCGGTCAGGGCGAATGCGATGTAGTCCGGTGATGGCTGCCAATCGCTTGGAAGCCGTGTTGCTTTGGGTTTTGGCTTTGGAGGCGGTTGGGGTTCGACCTCTTGCGGATCATCGGCTGGCAAGGGGGAAGGGTTTTCTTTTTGACCCCCATAGGGGGGTTTTTCTTTGGGTTGGGGGTTTTCTTTGGAAAGGGGGGTGTGGGGGGAAAGGGGTTTCTTTTCATCGTCCACAATGTCCGCGGGTTTCCGCTTAATTCCGGCGTATTCCTGATTTTCCAATATTTTCCGCTTATCTTGTTTGCGGATGCGATCTTTTTTTCGCCCATTACAGGAACGACAAAGCACCTGTAAGTTTTCCGGCTCATCGCCACCGCCCTTATTCAGGGGCTTAATGTGATCGATGCAAAGCTCTTCCGTTGCGCCACAGTCTTGGCAAGCTTCCCCATCTCTCTCAAAAACATAGGCGCGAGTTTCTGCGTCTACCTGCCCGCCCCCACGCTCACGGTAGCGCGCTTGGCGCTCTGCACCCTTTGACCGCGGTGGAGTTGCTGCGGATTCCATCTCAGCTACAGCCGCAACGATAGCGTCCGCGTCCATGCCCGCGGCAATCATGTGTTTGAGGGCCGCGGCAATAACAGCCATCACCCTGCCCTTTCTGCTGTACGGGCCTGGATTGACAGGGGCCGCAATTCTACCGTGACGCTGCCGTGAGGGCGGTCGCATGGACCCCATTCGGTAGGCCAGTGAACTTGGAATGTGCTGTCATCCACGCCTAGCGCGTCTGCTATGCCGTCAATTGCCGATTTTTGGGTGGCTGGCATGTTCTGCAAGTCCCGCTTGGTTAGGTTTGGCTGGTAAAAGCTGAAATGCAGGGCGTAGGTGC